GGATGGTTACGCTACGGATAAAGCAATTATCATTTCCAAAGCAATGCGTAAAATCACAAACCTTATTGGTAGACAGAAAATCACTTTGGTTTTCACAAATCAATTAAGACAGAAGATGAACGCAATGCCATTCTCTGACCCTTGGACTACAAGTGGTGGTAAAGCAATAGCTTTCCATGCATCAGTTCGTTTAAGATTAAAGAGTATGGGAACGATTAAGGCGAAAGAAAATGGTAACGATAGAATTGTAGGTATCAAAGTTCGTTGTCAGGTAGTAAAGAATAGGATGGGACCTCCGTTACGTTCCGCCGATTTCGATATCTTCTTTGATAGAGGAATTGATAACTATGGTGCTTGGTTAGGAATGATGAAAGAAAATGGAATCGTAAAACAAAGTGGCGCCTGGTATGAATATACTGATATTGATACTGGTGAAATCATTAAGTTTCAAGCGAAAGATTTTCCTTCTACATTAGAAACCAATACGGAAGTTAAAGAGCAAATCTATAAAAGGATTTGTGAGGCAACAATTTTACAATACAAAAAAGATTCACTAGACTCTGATAACTTAGTAGTTGATTCAGAAGTAATTGGTGATTAATAAAGGTTACAAAAAATATGAAAGAACTATACAAAAAATTACTCAATGAAGTTGAGACAGAACATGAATCAAATGCCCAAAGGGTAAGGAATGGTAGAGTTCTTATCATAGATGGACTTAATACCTTCATCCGTAGTTGGACTACCAACCCCACAATGAATGAGGATGGTGAACATACGGGTGGAGTTATTGGTTCATTAAATTCAATCGGATACCAAATCCGCCAATTCAATCCAACTAGAGTTATCTTAACCTTTGATGGTAAAGGTGGTTCTAAAGGTAGGAAAGAATTATTTGAAGGATATAAAGCTGATAGAGGTAAGAATCGTTTTAGGGTTAATAGACAATACCCAGAAATGATGTCGCAGGAGGATGAGCAACTTTCAATGAAAAGACAATTTGTGTGGTTAGTAGACTTGTTAGATAGTTTACCAATCACTACAATGATATATGATGGAATAGAAGCAGATGATGTAATAGGTCATATAGCTAGGCATGTGCTTGGTGAAGATGAAGAATGTTACATCGTTTCTACTGATAAAGATTTTTTACAATTAGTAGATGAAAAAACATTTGTTTATTCACCAACTAAAAAGAAGCTCTATAATAGAGAATTAGTAAAAGAAGAATGGGGAATGTATCCACAAAACCTATTACTATTCAGAACATTAGATGGAGATAATTCAGATAATGTACCTGGCGTTAAAGGATGTGGATTAAAGACTGTTCTTAAAAGATTCCCTGAATTATCCGAAGATAAAGAAATAACTTTTGATGAGTTCTTTCAAATGTGTGAAGATAAAAGAAAGGAAGCAAAAATCTACGAAGATATACTTGCAGCTAAGGATGATGTTTTGAGAAATAAACAAATCATGCAATTGCAAGAACCACATATCAATACAAATACAAAGTTGAAAATCAATGATAGATTCGCCGAACCAAACAAAAAGTTTGATAAGATGGATTTCATTAAAGCCGCTATGAAGTATAAAATCCTTCAGAATTGGAAAGATATAAACGATTGGCTTAAATCAACATATACAAATATTATAGTAAAATAATTTGGTAGACTCACTAAATTATCGTATATTTGTAAACCAATAAAATTACATGCAGAGCGAAGATACATTATCAAAATACGGACAATCATTTCAAACTAAAGTAGTAGCTGCCATCTTGAGTGATGATAGAATGCTAGATACTTTGGGTGATGTGATTCACAAAAAATTCTTTGAATCCGAAGCAAACAAATGGATTGTGGAGGAAGTGGTGGTATATTATGGTGAATATCATAGATTGCCATCATTGGATGTATTTAAGGTGCAAGTTTCTAAAATTGATAATCCAGCTCTACAAAAAACAATCGTAGCACAATTAAAAGAAGTTTATCAAAGTATTGGAGGTTTGGACCTACAATATATTAAAGATGAATTTACAGCATTTTGTATTAATCAAAACTTAAAGAATGTAATCGTACAATCAATCGATTTACTAAAATCAGGCAACTATGATAAAATCAAAGAGTTGGTTGATAAGGCAATGAAGGTTGGTATTGATGCTGATTTGGGTATGGATTACTTAACGGACTTTGAAGAACGTTATGATGAAACTGCTAGAGATACTGTGGGTACTGATTGGGATTGTATCAATGAATTAATGAATGGTGGTTTAGGACCAGGTGAATTAGGAGTTGTAGTAGCACCATCTGGTGTTGGTAAGACTTGGGTGTTAGCAGCATTGGGTGCAGCAGCCGTAAAAGCCGGAAAGACCGTAGCTCATTATACATTAGAACTTTCGCAAGGTTACGTTGGTTTGAGATATGATACTGTGTTCACACATATCGCATCATCGGATTTATCACAAAGGAGAGATGAAGTTTTGGACAAAGTAAAAAGATTGAAAGGTAAACTTAAAATCAAATACTATCCACCAAAAGGAGCATCATCCAAAACAATCCAAGCTCACTTAGAAAAAATGATAGCAGCCGGTAATAAGCCCGATTTAGTAATTGTGGATTATGCTGATTTGTTGTTATCACATTCAAACAAAACCGATAGTACATACGCTGAGCAAGGTGGTGTGTACATTGATTTGAGAGGAATGAGTGGTGAGTTGGGTATTCCAATTTGGACAGCATCACAAACAAATCGTTCAGCAATCGATAGTGAAGTTATTGAAGCTGATAAGATAGCAGATTCATACGCTAAAGTAATGAACGCTGACTTTATTATGAGTTTAAGTAGAAAGGCTAAAGATAAGTTGAATAACACCGCTAGAGTGCACGTAATGAAGAATCGTTTCGGACAGGATGGAATCACATTCCCAGCCAAAATGGATACAACACATGGTACATTAGAGGTATATGCAGCATCTTCATCCGATGGTATATTAGCATCTAAAGAAAGTGCAAATGGTGCTGAATTGGAAAAGCAAATGTTACACAAAAAATATATGGATACGATAGTAGGTAGTAAACCACCCATTGTATCTGGATTGGGATAGATATAAATTTTATATGAAATTATTATTAGGAAATTGTTTGGATAGGTTAAAAGAGTTAGACGATAATTCTATTGACTCAATCGTTACAGACCCACCGTATGGCATTTCCTTTATGGGTAAAAAATGGGATTACGATGTTCCTTCACAAGAGATTTGGGAAGAATGTATGAGAGTTCTTAAACCAGGTGGACATCTACTTTCATTTGCAGGTAGTAGAACATATCACCGAATGGCAGTTCGTATTGAAGATGCTGGATTTGAGATTAGAGACCAAATTATGTGGGTCTATGGTAGTGGATTTCCTAAATCATATAAATTGGGAAATGGTTGGGGAACTGCTCTTAAACCGGCACACGAACCAATAGTAATGGCTAGAAAACCATTCAAAGGTAATGTAACAAATAATGTATTAGAATGGAGTACAGGTGGGATAAACATAGATGAGAGTAGAGTTGATTTTGTAAGTGAAGCTGATAAAGCAGAAAGTATAAACAAAAACCAACACGCTGATTTTGGTAGTACAATGGGTACAAATCAAATATATGGTGATTACTCAATGTTAGAACCACAAAACTATAATCCAACTGGTAGATTTCCGGCAAACATAATCTTTGATGAGGAAGCCGGTAAGTTATTGGATACACAATATGAAGGGGCATCTCGTTTCTTTTACTGTCCTAAATCATCTAAGAAAGATAGAAACGAAGGAACTGATAACAACCATCCAACTGTTAAACCAACTGATTTGATGCTATACCTAATCCGTTTAGTGACACCAAATGGTGGGATAACATTAGACCCTTTTATGGGTTCGGGTTCTACTGGTAAAGCTGCAATTAGAGGTGGATTTGACTTTATTGGTATTGAGAGAGAAAACGAATATTTCCAAATAGCAGAGGGTAGAATAAACTATGAAATCAACAATCCGTATAAAAAAGTAGAAGCAAAAACTGAAGTGGTAGATAAATTAAACCAGTTCTTTGGATAAAATAAAATAACAATTAAAAACAAAAACTATGAACAGTCAAGAACTATTCGAACAAATGAAGACTTTGTTTACAACATTTGAAACAGAGCACAACGGAACTAAAAAAGTAAACAAATCAAGAGCTAGAAAGGCAATTGGTGAATTGAAAAAATTAGTAACTGCTTATAAGAAAGCTTCAACCGAAGAAGGAAAGGCAGCATAATATGATAGGGGAGTTGCGGCTCCCCTTTCATTATGTTATAATAGACACTAATAACAATAGACTAAAATATTAAAAAATATTTGTGATTTACCAAAGGTTTGTGAGTATATATTCTATTTATATTCACCCCTCAAATAACTTACAAAAATAAATTACACTATGAGCAAATTATTTACGGATAGAATCCCCTACAAACCATTTGAATACCCAGACTACTACAATGAAGGTTGGTTAAAACAAATGCAAGCATTTTGGTTACATACTGAAATACCAATGCAGGGAGATGTGAAGGATTGGAATGAGAATTTAACAAAAGAGGAAAAGCACTTAGTAGGTAATATACTTTTAGGGTTTGCTCAAACCGAATGTGCAGTATCGGATTATTGGACTGGTATGGTTACTAAATGGTTTCCAAAGCATGAGATTAGACAAATGGCAATGGCATTCGGTTCTCAGGAAACAATCCATTCAGTTGCATATTCGTATTTAAATGAAACATTGGGATTGGATGATTTTGCAGGATTTCTGCATGATGAAACAATGAAAGAAAGATTTGAACTTCTTACAAACACAACAGCAGATTGGACACCTGAAGATTTAAAAACAAATCATAATGCTAGAGTTGAGGTTGCTCGTTCACTTGCTATCTTTTCTGCATTTGCGGAAGGTGTAGCATTGTATTCATCATTCGCTGTATTGTATTCATTCCAAATGAGAAACTTATTAAAAGGAATTGGACAACAAATGAAGTGGAGTGTTAGAGATGAATCACTACACTCAAAGATGGGATGTCAATTATTCAGACACATGTGTGATGAGTTTCCTGAATTGTTAGAAGAAGCAAAAGCTGACATCTACAAAGCAGCTGAAATGATTAGAGATTTAGAACACAAATTCATTGATAAGATTTTTGAAATGGGTGATTTGGAGAATCTTAAAAAGAATGACTTAAAAGAATTTATTACAAAAAGAGTTAATGAAAAATTAGCAGAGTTAGGATATAACCCAATTAAAGGTGGTGATGACTACTTTGAATTTAACGAAAAGAAAGCATCTGAATTAGATTGGTTCTATCATCTTACAGGTGGAGTAACCCATACTGATTTCTTTGCTATGAGACCTACTGATTATTCAAAAGCAGGTGAGGGTGAAAATTGGGATGATATATTTTAAAAAAAGATTATGAAAAATTACGGAGAAGATTTTGGATGGGAAGTAGATGTTGATTTCCCATCTTGGGGAAACAATGAGATATATATAAAAACTATATCCAAAACATATTTGCAGGCAGGTGAGAAACCTAAAGATGCATATTGGAGAGTTGCTACGGCAGTTGCTAAAAGATTAGAAAAACCACAATTAGCAACAAAGTTTTTTGATTATATGTGGAAGGGTTGGTTATGTTTAGCAACGCCTGTATTAGCAAATACTGGTACTGATAGAGGATTACCTATATCTTGCTTCGGTATTGATGTGGGTGATAGTATCTATGAGATTGGTTCTAAGAATTTAGAATTGATGTTGTTAGCAAAACACGGTGGTGGTGTTGGTATTGGTATTAATATGATTAGACCGGCCGGTAGTAAAATTACGGGTAATGGTACATCAGATGGTATCGTTCCATTCACAAAAATCTATGATTCAACTATCCTTGCTACAAACCAAGGTTCAGTTCGTAGAGGAGCAGCATCGGTGAACATTAAAATTGAACACAAAGACTTTGAAGATTTTTTAGAGATTAGAGAACCAAAGGGAGATGTGAATCGTCAATCACTTAACTTACATCAATGTGTTGTAGTTAGTGATAGATTTATGAAGAAAGTTGAAGAAGGTGATTCAGATGCTCGTAGAAAATGGGGTAAGTTACTTCAAAAAAGAAAAGCAACTGGTGAACCATATATTATGTACAAAGGTAATGTCAATAAGCAAAATCCTGAAATGTACAAAAAGAATGGATTGAAAGTACACATGACTAACATTTGTTCTGAAATCGTTCTACATACCGATGAGCAACATTCATTCGTATGTTGTTTATCATCATTGAACTTAGCAAAGTACGATGAGTGGAAAGATACTGATTTGGTTTATACGGCTACTATTTTCTTAGATGGTGTATTGGAAGAATTTATCCAAAGAGCTAAGAATATGAAAGGATTTGAAAATTCAGTTCGTTCAGCAGAAAGAGGTAGAGCATTAGGTTTGGGTGTATTAGGATGGCACACTTACTTACAACAAAAAGGATTACCATTTGAAGGATTGCAAGCTCAATTTGAAACTCGTAAGATTTTTTCTCAAATGAAGATTGAATCTGAAAGAGCAAGTAGAGATTTGGCAGATGAGTATGGTGAACCACTATGGTGTAAAGAAAGTGGTTATAGAAATACACACTTAAGAGCAGTAGCACCTACGGTATCAAACTCTAAGTTGAGTGGTAACGTAAGTAGTGGTATTGAACCTTGGGCGGCTAACGTATTTACCGAACAAACATCAAAGGGCACATTCATTAGGAAGAATCCTGAATTGGAAAGAGTACTTCGTAAAATTGGTAAGAATACCAAAGAAGTATGGGATAAGATTTTAGCAGATGGTGGTTCGGTGCAAGATTTGCACTTCTTAGATGAGTGGTGTTTCTTGGATGGTAAATTAGTAGAATGTTCGGAAGTGACTGAAGAATCTCACAAAGGTAGATGTAATTCAGTTAAAGATGTATTCAAAACATTTAAAGAAATTAATCAGTTAGACTTAGTAAGACAAGCTGGTGTAAGACAACAATATATAGACCAAGCAGTTTCTCTAAACTTAGCATTCCCTGCAACTGCAGAACCAAAGTGGATTAATCAAATTCACATGGAAGCTTGGAAGCAAGGTGTTAAGACTCTTTACTATATGAGAACCGAATCAGTATTGAGAGGTGATATAGCAGCAAGAGCAATGGATGAAACTTGTGTAAGTTGTGAAGGATAAAAAAATAAAATAAAAAAAGATGTTAGAAGTAAAAAGATTTTCAGCAGCATGGTGTGGACCATGCAGAGCATTAGCTCCAATGATGGAGGGAATTAAAGCAGAATATTCCGATGTGGTATTTGAAACGATTGATGTGGATGTAGACCACGAACAGGCATCTAAATATGCAATACGTTCAGTACCAACTGTGGTATTTGTAAAAGATGGAGTTGAAGTTGAAAGATTGGTTGGTGTAAACTCAAAGCTTGCATACGAAAACAAAATCAACGAATACAAAGCATAAATTAAATAATAAAGGTTACATGGCTATTTTAAGAGGGCAGACTCATCCGGCTGCAAAGTTGACCGATGAGCAAGTCCTAAACATCAGAAGATTATGGAATATGGGTCACCGAAATATAAAGGTGATTGCACGTAACAATAAAGTTTCGCCTGCCAATGTAATGAAGATAATCCAACGTAAAACTTGGAATCATCTAAATGAATTTTGGTCTGGTAGTATATGAAAGTAGAAGGTAAACAATATTGTGACATCTCTAAGTTTTCTATTAGAGAGATTAATAAGAACATCGCAAAGGATATTATTGTCAATAACCATTATAGTGGGATATGGACGAAGGTATCCTATGCTTTGGGTTTGTTCTATATATCCGATGATGAGCATTCATTTTTTAGTGGAGTAAATGAACAACTTGTTGGGGTTGCCTGTTATGGTGACCCGGTTGGTAGAAATGCCGGCGCATCTATTTCCGAATTACTTCCTAGAGATGGTGTATTAGAATTGACCCGTTTATTTGTATTTGATGGTTATGGTAGTAACATTGAGAGTTGGTTCGTTGGACAATCTTTTGAATGGTTACGAACTAATGTACCTCGTATAAAAGCCCTCATATCATATTCAGACCCAAACGCTGGACACTTAGGAACTGTATATCAGGCTACCAATTGGATATATCAGGGTAACAAAATTAGATGGTCTGATAGTTGGAGTTTCAAATGGAGTGAAGATGATGAATGGCATCATTCCCGAACATCCTATGTTAAGTACGGAACGAATGACCCGAAGATAATTCAGACAATGGTTACAAGCCCATTCTGGATTAAAAGAGAACCCCGTAAGCACCGATATGTGTATATTCTA